CCGAGCACCGTACCCAGCGGCAGGTTCTGGCCTGCCGCCACGGTGACGCGGTCGCGCGAGTACAGGTTGGGCGCTTCAAACTTGAGCAGATCGCCCAGGTTCATGGCCTCGGTGAAAACGGTCGGCATTTCAGATCTCCTTCTTCAGTGCGGACGACTGCGCCGCGAGGTTCCTCGCAGCGTCGATCAGCGGATTGGCGGGTGCGGGACGGGAGGCGTCAGGCGCGATGCGGCTGACGATCTCGGGGCTAGCCTCGGCCTTGGCCGAGAGCAGACGGCTGCGCACCGTGGCGGGTGCGGTGTTGGCTTCGAGAAAGCCCGCGATCAGGTCGGTGCGACCGGCAAGCGTGCAGGTCTGCGCGATCTCGACGGCGTCGGCCACGCTCAGCGTGGCGGCGGGCGGTTGAGCAGGACTGCCAGCAGGATCAGCAAGAGGCCGATCAAGAGAAGCGGGGTCGGTTCGATCATTCATCAGTGACTCCTTGGGGTGGTTGCAGAAAGAGCCCGCCCGCGTGGCCACAGCCACCGGAGTCGGGTTGGGGGAAAGGGATGCGAGCAGTTGCGCCAGCGCCTCGTCGAAGGTGCCGATGGCGTCAGCAAGGCCCATGGCGACGGCGGCCTGCCCGAAGAACAGACCGGCTTCGGTGTCGCGGACAGCGGACGCCTCGATGCCCCGGTGGCGGGCCACCGTGTCGACGAACAGGCCGTAGATGCGATTGACCTCGGCCTTCAGGAAGGCGTGGGCCTCGCTGGAGATCGGCTCGTGCGGGTTGAGGTCGTTCTTGCGGTCGCCCGCGAACACGGCGGTGTAATGAACGCCGTCCTGCGCGTCCCTCTCGGACTGGTCGACGTGCATTGCAATCACGCCAATCGAGCCGACACCGCCGGTGCGCGAGACGAACACCCGGCTGGCGGCGGACGCCAGCGCGTAGGCGGCCGAGAAGGCCATGTCGTTGGCCACGGCCCAGACCGGCTTGACCTGGCTGGCTGCGCGGATGCGGTCGGCCAGATCAAACACGCCGCCCGACTCGCCACCGGGCGAATCGATGTCGAGCAGGATGGCCGATACCGCCGGATTGCCGATGGCGGCGTCCAGTTGCGCGGCGAGGCCCGTGTAACTGGTCAACCCCGATTCGGCTTCCAGCCCCACGGTGCGGCGCACCAGCGTGCCGTGAATCGGAATGACCGCCACACCGGGCGATGATCCGGACGTGGCGCTGCTATCACGTTGGGGCGGCGTGTGGCCGGGGGCCGCGGCCAGATCGGCAAGGCCGACCCGGGGGCCGAGCACGGCCAGGATCACGTCAAGTTTTGGGCGATGGATCGCCAGCGGCACGCCAAAGAGGCGCGCCGCCAGATGCGGCAGCAAGGTCATGGGAAGTCCTTCAGGCAGTCGAAGTGCTGCCAGATGCGTCGGCGGCGTTACGGTTGGGTTCCGCGCTGCCGCCGTCCTTCGACGTGTAGCGAGCGTCGGAATCGAAGATCAGGCCGAGGTCGTCGGCACGCTGGTTGTCGGCGGCGATCTCGCGGTCAACATCCTCGGCGTCGTAGCCGAAGGCCGAGATGGCTTCCGAGCGCGACATCAAGCCCGCGCGGATGGCCAGCAACATCGCCTTGAACTCCTTCTCGGGATCGACCCACTGCCAGCCCTGGGGAATCCACTTCACGGCAAGGTACTGGCGACGACGGGCGGGCCCGCCACGTGCAAAGCCCGGCGCATCCAGCGCCCCGGCGAGCACGGCCTGCTTCATCCACGCCGCCCACACCGGACGGCACAGCTGATGCACCAGCACGCCGTGCTGCACCATCTCGCAGCGACGCCGGAACTCCAGCATCCCTGCGCGGATGGACGAGTAGTTCACGCCCGTCAGATCGCCGGTCAGTTGTTCGTAGGTGATGCCAATGGCGGCAGCGACTGCCCGGAACTGCGTGCGAAGGAATTCGGAGTACGAACCGCCAACGTCGGCCGGATCGGAGAACTTGATGTCCTCACCGGGCTCCAGAATCTGCAGCGTGCCCGGCTCCAGTCCAGCCAATGCGATGCCCTCGGCGTCCGCATTGCCTTCGCCCATCAGGTTGTCTTCCGGGTTGGCGCGCGTGACGAAGCCCGCGAACATCGCGGCGGTCTTCTTGCGCACCAGCTCGGCATCGTCGTACTGGTCGAGCTCGTTGAGCTTGACCAGGGCACGAGACAGCCACGGCTCGCCGCGAATCTGGCCCGGGCGCAGCACACGGAACAGATGGATGATTTCCGCAGCCGGGATGCGCACCGTATCCATGCCGCCCTGGCCCGACATCGGTGCAAGACGCCCGTCCTCGGGGTGCGAGCGGTACAGGTGGTAGGCGACGCGCCGCCCCAGGCTGTCGAACTCGATGCCCGAGCGCACGACGTTGCCCGAGGGCAGATCGGTGTTTAGATTGATCGGCAGGTGCTCGGGCTCCAGCAACTGAAGCTGCAGCGGCACGACCAGCCCGTCCTCCGGGCGTCGCGGCCGCAGGCGGATCAGGCATTCGCCGCCTTCGAGCATTGCGCGGCAGGCCAGCGCCTGCAGACCGTAGAAGTCGGTCTGACCGGCGGCGTCGGCTTCCGCCGTCCAGTCGCGCCACAGCGCCTGCACCTCGGCCTTGAACGCCTCGTCAGGCGACAGGCTCTGGGGCTTGATGCCGGTGCCGACCGCGTTGGCCACAAAGGCTTCTATGCCTGCCTGCGCCCACGCGTTGCGGCGCACGAGGTCACGGCTCTTGCCGCGCAGTTCGTTGCTGGTCGCCAGCATCGCGGCGACCGCGCCGGGGTTGCCGGGCATCCAGGCCAGCGAGCGACGGCCACGCCCCGCCGCTTCGTGGACGGGAGGCTGACCGAAGAGGCTACGGAGTTTGCCTAGCCAGCTTGCTGGCGTTCGTGATGTTGTCCAGGCCATCAGAACCCCTTCGAGGTCGTGACCCGGATCTGGCGCGGCGCACCGGGCAGCAGCCCTGTTTCTGCCGCCTGCTGCAGCAGCCCGCGCCTGACCTCGCGGATCGCAGCCATCAGCTCGTCGACCGAGCGGTACTCGACCGTCTTGTCAGCAAAGGTCACCCGCCGTTCGCCCTTGGCGAGCGCGCTCTCCAAGGCCTGGAGTTGGATTTCTGTGTAGGCCATCAGCGGTACACCACGAGATTGATTTCGGAGGAGTCGTCAAACGACGTTGCAGGCGTCGCGCAGGAGATGTCGACGTACTGGGCCGTCTTGAGGTCAGAGCTGGCGCGCACGACGGCCACGCGTTGCTGGCCGCCGTTGACGCTGCTGCGTGCGAGCGCCGTCCAGCAGTAGTTCGCGTCGGGCATCGCCACGGCGAAATGCACGCGGTAGCGGCCCGCCGCCGTGCGCACGACGCTGGCGACGTTGCGAGCGCTGGCGATCACGACCTGACCATTGACGTAGCCGAAGCTGACCCACACCCTGGCAAGACCAGGATGTGTGTCGTCGATCTTGGTCTTGACCTCGAAGCCGATGCGCGCCGCCAAAGCGGCGATGCTGGACGCGAGGCTCATCAGACCAGCGCCCCGTCGAAGATCACGACGAAGTCGGTGTCGGTGTTCCCGACATCGACGGCCGCCACGGCACCGATGTTGGTGCGGGCCTGCAGCTGCTCGGCGACCGTCAAGGTCTGTGCCGCGTCGAAGCGCACCCGGAGATTCACTGCAGCCAGGAGCGCGTCCAGACCTGTGCTGCCGTTCTGCAGCAACTGTTGGATCTCGACCAGGGTGTCGTAGGCGGCGTCAGCTCCACCGAGGATGTCGGCCTTGAGCGCGTCGAGCAGCGACACGATCTTGTTCGACGAGTAGGTGGTGGAGGTAGCGATCTGGCTGTCGTCGATGGCGGTGGCGGACAGCACCGCCGCTTTCAGCTCGTTGATCGCCGCGACCAGACTCGACTTGTCGGTGGTGGACAGGCTGGCGAGATTGCCTGCGGTGGCCCGGACGTCGTTGAACTCCTGGGCGACCCGGATGACCAGGCTCTCGATGCGGGTGGCAAGACTCATGTGCTCTCCTTGGTTTGAAACGGCCGCCGTCAACGAAGCCAACGGCTTCGGATGACGCGCCGACCGGTATTGCGGGTGCCAGAAGCAGCGAGGCCACCGCGTTGGGTGGCCTCGTTCAATTCGATGTCATGGATGGGCGGCGGCTCATCCGGTGGGGGTGCTACCCCCAGTTGCCGCTCCAGTTCGCGCCAGTGGCGCTCCTCGAAGCGATCCAGTCCCGCGCTGGATGCGGCCGCGCGGGCGTAGACGTAGCAGTCCAGGGCCTCGTTGCGCTCGCGCATCTTTTGCCACTCGCGCACCGGGAAGCCGTTGCGGTCGCGGCGGGTGATCAGTTGTTCGGCGCAGAGCTGCTGGATGAACTCAGCGTCGATCTTCGGCAGATGGACGAACCCGGCAGGAAACACCGGGGTCAAGCCGTCCTCGCCAACGTCCGCGTTCTTGCGCAGGTTGTTGTAGAACTCCAGCTTGGCGATGCCGCCCGCCACCGTGAATACCTTGATGCCCCGGCGCAGCTTCTTGCCGCCCTGCGAGACATCGATGGCCGTGGGCGTGCCGATCAGGGCTGCGCCGCGCGGCACACCCTTGACCGCCATCACGCGCGCATCGTGGCAGGCCCGCACGAAGGCGTAGGCTTCCTGCGTTGCGAAGCCGGTATCCAGGGCAAAGCGCGCCAGTGGCATCGCCGCGCCCGATGCGTGCGTCCACTGCTCGGCCAGCATCGCGGACAGGGCTTTCCACACCGCGTCGCGGGCGGTGTCGCCCATCAGCACGCGGTGCTCGACCAGCCACGATTCCTTGCCGCGCCCGAAGGCCCAGACTGAGGCCTCGATACGATCCTTCTGCACGTCCGCGCCGCCGACCAGCAGCAGGCCGCCCAGCGGCACGCTGCCGATGCGGTACTCCTCGCGTCGCTCGACCAGCCGTTGCCAGTCGGGCGCTTCACCTTCCTCGACCCAGGTTTCGCCCAGCTCGGTGTTCTTGAAGGTCTTGATCGCGGCGGCCGATCCAGATTCCTTGTTGACGGCGGCTTCCCACGCAGCGGCGATGTCGCGCCATGAGCGCCAGCCCACCGGGCTGTACAGCGACGACAGGTGAAATCCCGCCGTCTTGCCGTCTGCCATCGCGCGCCATTCGCCGTGCTCCAGCATCCACGTCTTGTGATGCTCGGCAATCGCGGTGTCGCAGGATTCGCAGATGTAGGCAGCGGATTCCGGCGCACCCTTGTCCCAGCGCAGTTGTTCGAAGCGCAACCACTGCGGGTGGTTGCAGTGTGGGCACGGCACGAAGTAGCGACGCTGGTCGCTGGCTTCGTACTCGCGCTCGATGGCGCTTGCCCCCGAAATCGTCGGCGTCGACACGATGAAGATCTTGCGGCGCGCGAAGGTGCGCGTGCGCGCCTCGGCCAGCGAAATTGCATCGCCTTCGCCCTCGACGTCCAACGGGTAGCCGTCGACCTCGTCGAGGAACAGGTAGCGCACCGGCATCGAGCGCAGGCCCACCGCGCTGTTCGCGCCGGTCATCACCAGCACGCCGCCCCGGAACTCCTTGGCCAGAATGGTGTTGCCGGAGTCGCGTGAGCGCGCCGGGGCGATCAGCTCGGCCAGAGCCGAAGACTCCTCGATCAGCGGATCGATCCGCTGCTTGGAGTTGCGCTTGGCCATCTCCACCGTCGGCCACACAGCCATCATCGGCCCGGGCGCGTGGTGGATGACGTAGCCGATCCAGTTCGACCCCATTTCGGTCGCGCCGAGCTGCGCCGCCTTCATGAACGCCACGCGCTCAACCGGCGAGGTCGGCGACAGGCAATCCATGATCGCCTTCAGGTACGGCGTGCGGCTGGTGCGCCAGCGCCCGGGTT